TCTTTATATTCTAGTTTGTTAAAAAATAAATATTTAAATTCAATACAAAATATTATACCTATGACATTGCCAATTGAAAATGTTATGTATATTGGAATGACTGCATTTTTAAGTCCTATATTAGATGCACCAATAACAAGTGCAGTAGTAATTAATCAGATATCCAACCAATCGTTTAATACAATACCAATATCACTTATATCATCGTTCGTAAGTTATTATACATATAAAAAATTACATAAATAGGGATGATTCATTGATATTACGCTAATGATTTTTTCTTTTGTGGATGAAAAATATTCAATATATTATTTGTAAAAAGAGCTAATTCTATTTCTTCTTCGTGAATGTTATGAAAAATAGTGATATATTTACATATATATGGAATAATTATGTATTTCTCATATTCACTTAACAAATCAGTAATTTTAATATATAGAAAAAAATTGTCCAAAATATCCATAATAGAATATCCCTTATCATAAATAGAATATAATATTTGAATTGCATCGTGTAAATGATTGTTTTTTAAAGATACTATATAATCATCGAATGAAATAAAGCTTATATTTGTACACATTTGCATAGCCAAATCCAATGTTATATATTTGTTATATAATTTGAATTTCTCCATGTAATTAATTAGAATTTTTACAGTATTGTTTGAGATGTTTAAAACAAATTCCTCTGCATCTTCAGAAATTTGAATATTTTCCGTTTTTTTAATTTTCTCCATAATTTTAATTAAATTTTCACGCTCTAATTGCTTGATTTTTATGATTATAAATCGTGATTGGATACTTTCTATTACCTTTTGCATATTACTACATGAAGCTATAAAATGAACATTATGGCTGTATTTATCGATTGAATTTCGAAAAATTTGTTGACATTGTTCATTGATTAAATCCAAATCATCAAATATGACAATCTTCTTTTTATTTTTTATAATTGACGACGTTTGACAAAAGATTTTAACATCTGTACGATAATAATTTATGCCTTGTTCTTTCAAACTATTCAAATATAAAACATTGTCGTTATATTGATTATAATCATACTCTTTATAATATTCTCTAATCAATGAATTTAATATTGCTGTTTTACCAGAACCCATGTCACCAATTAGCAATAAATTCAATTTATCTATCTTTATTAGATCATGAAACATTTTTTTCATCATTTCATTCATCTCAAAATCATTCAAATAAATAGGTTGAAACTTATTTATAAATAAATTATTATCCATCTGGGTTTTATATTTAGTTACTTATAATATTAAACATAAAAAACATTTAAATTTATATATTTAAATATTAATTATATTCAAGAATCTTTCATAAAGATAACATACGCTATATCAAATATGCCACAAGATAATCATTATGAAACGTTGGGAATCAACGAAAATGCAAGTGAGAGCGAAATAAAACAGGCATTCAGAAAACTTTCTCTCAAATATCATCCTGATAAGAATCCCGGTAGTACTGACACCATTGGAATGTTTCATAAAATAAATGAAGCATATGAAGTTTTGGGAGATTCATCAAAGCGAAAGGAATATGATATGATGAGGAAGAATCCTTTTGCAAATATGATGAATGGTATGGGAAGTATGGGTAGTCCCGGGTTTGCAACTCACAATGAATCATTTGATAATATCGATGAAATTATTAATAAATTTTTTGGTGGTCCAATGGGAATGGGAATGGGTTTCCCAGGTGCTATGCACATGAATATGGGCCAAGGAATGCCGAATATTCAAATATTTAGAAATGGTGTTCCAATTAACGTAAATCGTTTTCAAAAACCTACGCCTATTACCAAAAATATTACAATAAGTATGAATCAGGTTTTGACTGGTGCTAGTATTCCGGTTGATATTGAAAGGTGGATTACTGAAAATGAACACAAGGTATTCGAAAAAGAAACAATATACGTTACTATTGAAAAGGGTATAGATTCTGGCGAAATAATAGTATTAGAAGGAAAGGGTAACATTGTAAATGATCAATGTAAGGGTGACGTTAAAATTTATGTGAATGTTGAAAATAATACGCAGTTTCAACGATATGGCATTGATCTTTTATTAGAAAAACCCATTTCACTTAAGGAAGCTTTGTGTGGTTTTAGTTTTGAAATAAAATATATTAATGATAAAAATTATACTATCAACAATACACAGGGCAATATAATTACACCCAATTATAAAAAGACAATTCCTGGTATGGGTCTGGAGAGAAACGGTAAAAGAGGTAATCTAGTTATACATTTTATAATCGAATTTCCTACTACTTTAACAATCGATAAAATTAATTTGTTGCGAGATATTTTGTAGATGTTATATATAATGAATAAAATACTTATAGGATATATTTCTATTATAGCAGCGACAATCTTAGATGCTATTCTACCTATTTTAATTCAAGGTGATAAACCGGACATTTTTTTTTACATTTTTTTATTGTCAATAACTTATATTGTATTATCTTTTTCCCATCAAGAAATTGAAATCAAAAATTATAGCAAGATAATAATAGAAAAATTAAAAAATATATCACTTGATATAAAACTAATTAAATTTGGGTTTCTTCAATATATATCTTATATCTTATATATATTTTCCACTTTATACATTACCACCGGTACTTATAATAGTTTATCAATATCTCAAATAATATTTTTAACTATTTGTAGTAATCGTTCTAATGGTACTGGATTAAACATGTTTGAATATATTGGTTTTTTTATTATAGGGATTTCTTTAATACGTGTAGTATTCATGGATATTTATAAAAATGGGAAAAAAATAGACAAAAATGTATTGTATGGTTCATTTGCTCTTATATTATCTTTGATGTTATTCCAATATATAAATTATTATTCAACTTCATTTGTAAAAAATCCATATGATGATAATTTAAGCGTCTCATTGTTTATGGCAGTACTTTCTTTTACAGTATTGGTTTTTAGAAGATTATTTTTAAATATACGTTTTTCTTTTGGTTCTATTCAAAAAGTATTATACACTATCACGTTTCCAATTTTATTAAGTAATTATATTCCTAATTTATTAATTTTTGCAAGTTATGACTATTTGAATATTATTGTAATCTTATTTTTCATGTTATTACAAGCATTATTTGGATTTTCATTGGATAAATTATATTATAAAGAAATATTTACACCGCATAAAATTAATACAATTATACTATTATCAATAGGTACTTTAATTGCTATTTATGGGTATTATAAAGCAAACAAAACCACGATTGATAAACCAAAATCAGATCAAAATAATAAATCTAATTATGTAAATAGGCATTTATCATTATAATTTATTATATGTATATATTTTGTTTGTATAATATATATAATGTCATTATATTTATATTCTAATAAAAAACATGTACCTAAACAGGATTATTCATCTAGTCCAGATAATAAACAAAAAAGTACAAAAAATTCTGATGTAACAAAAGATGGTAAATTGGATGCGGTTAAAACGTCATTTACACTTACTTATATATTGTTACTAACTACATCTTTGGTTACATTTATTGAAGCTATACGTACGCAAAATCCTTTAGTTCGTCATATTTTCAATTTAGAAACATGTGTTTCTTTAGTGGGTGGTTATTTTTATTCTGTCTTTGTCGGTATGATTGATGATTACAAAAAGAGAAATGTGAAGTTTGATTGGGATGCAATAACAAAGATCCGTTATTTAGATTGGTCTATTACAACCCCTATGATGTTATTAAGTTTATGTTTGGTTTTAGCAAAGGAATCGAAAAAAATAATACATTTAACCACTGTTTTATTGATCATATTTTTAAATTATGTCATGTTATATGTTGGCTATTTGGGTGAAATAAAGGTATTAAATAGATCGGTAGCATGTATTGGGGGCTTTATTCCTTTTGTAATCATGTTTTATATAATATTTAAAAATTACACTGTTATTGATAAAGGGTTTTCAAAATATTATTTGTTTGTTATTTATGTTGTTACATGGTCATTTTATGGGTTAGTTTATTTGTTAGGTGATGAATACAAAAATATAGCAATGAATTTATTAGATTGTTTCTCAAAATGCGTTGTTGGATTGTTGCTGTGGGGGTTATACACGAATATAATACCAAATGTGTAAGCGTAAGAATTGTTTATTAATGTTATTATGATAATATAAATACATTTTGATATTTATATTATTGATACAATGGCACGACCTATTACAAGAAGCATTACCAAAAAAATGACAGAAAATTATGATAATATTCATAAAAATGGTTACCACATTTATAAAAATATATGTAATGCGGACAATATGTTAGGGGTAGGGTTTCTTTTGAACAAACAAATAGATAGTAAATACGGAGGACCCATTTTTAATGGAGTGAAAAACGATAAAAAAAGATTACAATCTACACTACGTTGCAACAAGACAATAATTTCCGAATTTATAGAAAGTTTAGAAGAAAATATATACAAGTTGTTACCGTCGAATTCGCGTTTATATTTCAGTAATTGGGTGATTTTGAAATCTCTTGCTGGTTGCAATAAACAGCAACCTCACACGGATTATAATCTTGAAACTATAAAAAATATATCTGATCCAACATGTGTTCCGTTGTTAGTATTGGTGGCACTCATGCCAGAAACATATTTGGATATTTGGGATTTGAATAGAATTCATCGAAAACTGGTTATGGATGAGGGCGATGTTGTGATTTTTCGAGCTGATTTGATACACGGTGGTAGTTCATATGCAAAAGAAAATATACGTATTCATGCCTATCTGGATAGTCCAGTAGTTGAACGAATTCCCAATAGAACATGGTTTGCTGGTTAGGGTTAGGGTTAGTGTCTATCAGTCTTTTTCAATAACTACTTCTTTTGCTATTTTTCTGATAATTTTTGACTGAGTATTCTCTGCTCCATTTCCAATCCCTAATGATTCCATAATAAGATGATTATATTCATCTGATTTCTTGGATGCTGGATTCATGCAATCTGGGTACTTCTTTTGATATTCAGGCAATAAATTCCGATTTTTATGGGCGATTGCACTAATAACCTGTTTTATTTTCTTTTTATCCACTTCATCCTTCTCCCACTTATCTTGATCTTTTACATACATGATTTCTCTCTTTATGTCGCTACAATGAACTGGACGTTTCTCAACATCCAATGCTCTTAGGTTTTTAATAATTATATTGGATATTCCTTCTATATAACCATATTGTCCAACATTCTCCAAATCAGACAATTGGAGAGAAATATTATCAATAAATTCTGATATATTCATTGCGTCTTTGCATGTTTCATTCAAGAAAAACTGAAGGTTGAATGTTTTATTATGGCTGTTGGTTTGATTGGTTTGATTGGTTTGATTGATCGTATTCGATATAGAAGAATGAGTATTTTGTACTATATTCATCATCATTTTATTCTGCTCCAACAACATGCTTTTGAATTCACTATTTTCTTTCATTAAATAACTTATCAGCTCTTTATCATTGAGATCCGCTGTTTGGATATTTAATTTATTATCACAATCATGTCTCTTTTTATGCATATATAAACTTTGTCTGGATTTAAATTCCTTCCCACAAATGCATTGATGTAATTTGATGTATTCGATGTAATTTTTGTCAACATTTGATGTAAAAATGTCATCATTTGTAAACATTTTGATATGTTTGAGTGATTTTATATGTCTAGACCAATCGCCTTTCTTGCTACATATAAAGTCACATTTTTCACATTCAAAATTTTT